TCATGGATCTAAAACCGTTATGGGGAGGAGGAGAGTAATGAATAACGACGAGATTTACGAAGCCGTGTCTCATGACGAAGAGATTCTTGCCCATTACGGAAGACTCGGCATGAAATGGTATCAGCACATATTTGGTGATTACCAGGGTGCTGCCAAGTATGCCGAGAAAGGTGCTAAGAAAGTTGCGGCTTCCAAACAGAAGGACTCTTTCAGAGGCGGCGGAAAGTCTGAGAAGACCAAGAAGCTTGAGAATGCAGTCAAGGCTGTTAAAGAAGAAGTTAAGGCTGCCAAGAAGCGTCAAAATGAAGCTGAGAAACGTAAAGAGAAAGAAAACAAGGCTAAGGAAAAGAAAGCTGTTCAACAGGCTGCGGAAGATAAAGTTAAGGCTGAGAAGAAAGCCAAGGAAGAGCATGAACAGAAGATCCTTGATCTTGCCCGTGGCAAAGCCGATTGGCGCAAAGCTTCTGCTGATGACTTGCTTGAGGCTGTAGGACGACTTCAGATAGAACAGCAGTATAAGGAAGCTCGGGATACTGTTTCTGGAGTTAAGGTCTGGAAAGATGCCGGTTCAATGGCTCTTAAGGATATTGCTAAGAATACCGGAAACATTATCAAGGAAGCTACTAATCCGGTGGCTACAAAGCTGATGGAGCAGTTGGCTAAGGATAAGCAGAAAGATAAGGATAAAGACAAAGAAAAGTCGCAGAAAGAATCTGGAGAATCGACTAAAGAGAAACCTGATAAGGATACAAAGACGAAAGACAAAAAGACGGCGGACGAGAGGGCAAAAGCTACAGATAATCGTTCGGAAGACAAGAGGATGGCGGATGAAAGAGCTGGCATGACGACTGATTCTGGACGATTTCCGTGGGATAGAAAGAAAAAGAAGAAGTAAGGCGGTGATCATATATGGCACTGTCTAACACGGCTACTCCTATGTACTACGGCAAGTTCCGAGATGCAGTTCTTCGAGGAGAAATTCCGGTAAACAAAGAAATCTCTATGGAGATGAACCGGATAGATAAGCTGATAGCGAACCCCCGCTATTACTATGATGATCTTGCCATCAAAGGTTGGGTTGACTTCTGTGAAAGGGAATTATGTTTGACTGACGGATCTCCAATGTACCTTGTCGATAGCTTCAAGCTTTGGGGTGAACAGGTTTTTGGTTGGTATTACTTCGTTGAGCGAGACGTTTATCAACGGGATCCAGATGGACATGGTCATTATGTGCGTAAACGCTTTAAGAAGAGGCTTATCAACAGACAGATACTGGTTGTTGGAAGATCCGCTGCCAAATCAATGTATGCTTACTCGATTCAAGCGTTCTACAACGTTGTTGATAAAACCACAACACATCAGGTTACTACCGCACCGACAATGAGACAGGCTGATGAAGTAATGTCCCCCTTTAGGACTTCTATTATTCGTAGTAGAGGTCCTCTTTTTAAGTTTCTGACGATGGGATCCATAAACAATACGACTGGTAATCGAGCTACTCGTGTCAAGCTGTGCTCTACCAAGAAAGGTATTGAAAATTTGATCACCGGATCGCTTCTGGAAATCAGACCAATGTCTGTAGATAAGCTGCAGGGTTTGAGGCTGAAGGTGGCGACTGTTGATGAGTGGCTTTCAGGGGATGTTCGAGAGAACGTTATTAACTGCTTAGAGCAATCGGCAGCTAAGGGCAATCTCCCAGACTATCTAATCATTGCTACAAGCTCTGAGGGTACAGTTCGTAATGGTCCCGGAGATGACATCAAAATGGAAATGATGTCTATTCTCAGAGGAGATTACAAGAACGATCATGTGTCGATTTGGTGGTACAAGCTCGATGACATTATGGAAGTCGGACAGCCTGCAATGTGGATCAAGGCCAATCCGAATCTTGGATTGACGGTTAGTTACGAGACATATCAGCAGGAAGTGGAGAAAGCGGAGCAGGTTCCGAGTCAGAGAAATGACATCTTGGCGAAGAGATTCGGTCTTCCGATGGAAGGTTTTACTTACTTCTTTACGTATGATGAGACTATTCCTTTCCCACATCGAGACTACTGGGGAATGCCTTGCGCAATGGGCGCAGATCTTTCTCAGGGTGATGATTTCAATTCTTTCTGCTTCTTCTTCCCGCTTCACAATGGAACTTATGGAGTAAGAAGTATCAGCTATATTTCCGAAGTTACTCTCATGAAACTTCCACCAGCTATGCATAACAAATACAAAGAATTCATCGAAGAAGGAAGTCTTCGGGTTATGCCGGGAACGATCCTTAATGAGATGGACGTTTATGACGATCTCGATAACTATATCGCAGAGTGTCAGTACGATGTTATTTGCTTTGGTTTCGACCCATACAATGCTCATGAATTTGTGGATCGGTGGAAACATGAGAACGGTGAATTCGGTGTTGTGAAGGTCATTCAGGGTGCTCGAACAGAATCTGTGCCATTGGGTGATCTCAAGAAACTTGCAGGCCAAAGGGCGTTGATTTTTGATGAGCAGATCATGTCGTTTGCGATGACCAACTGTATTACCAGGGAAGACACCAATGGTAACCGGAAGCTCGACAAGAAACGCAGAGAAGCAAAGATTGACCCTGTTGCGGCGATGCTGGATGCATATGTCGCTTACAAACAGAATTTGGAGGCATTCGAATGAATCCAAATACATATAAAGGAGGTAACCAGCCATGGGTTTATTAACAAGAATTCAACACGGATGGGATGCCTTCCTGGGTAGAGATCCCACACCGGCACGAATGGGTTATTATCCTGTATCGTATGCGCACCGACCGGATCGGGTTACGTTCAGCAGGGGCAACGAACGCTCTATTGTGACTGCGGTGTATAACCGAATTGCGATGGATGCGGCTGCTATTAATGTAAAGCACGTTGTTACCGATAAGCAAGGCAATTTTAAGGAAGAGAAGGACTCAGGTCTTAACAATTGTCTTAAGGTTGAAGCGAATCTGGATCAGACTGGTCGAGCGTTTCTACAGGATGTAGTAATGTCAATGCTGGACGAAGGTGCGGTAGCGATTGTTCCGACTGTTACTACGACCACTCCAAAGAATCCCGGCGCATTCGACGTAGAGGAGATGCGTACTGGCAAAATTCTTGAGTGGCGACCTGAATCAGTTGTTGTGGATCTCTATAACCCACACACAGGACAGCATGTCCAAAAGGAATTCCTGAAGCGGTTCGTCTGTATTGTAGAGAATCCTTTCTACGCTATCATGAATGAACCGAACTCCACTCTCAAGAGACTCATCAGAAAGTTGGCGCTTCTGGACAATGTAGATGAGCAGAATGGAGCAGGAAAACTTGATCTGATCATTCAGCTACCGTATGTAATCAAGACACAATCCAGAAGAGAGCAGGCTGAGACGCGTCGTAAAGACATTGAGATGCAGCTTGCAGGATCCAAGTATGGTATCGCCTATACAGATGGTACCGAAAGGATCACACAGCTCAATCGTTCAGTAGACAATACCTTACCTACCCAGGTACTGGATCTCAAAGCGCAATTCTACACGCAGTTGTCTATTACGGAGAAGGTGATGAATGGCACTGCCTCCGATGCAGAAATGCAGAACTACTACACCAGAACGATTGAACCAATTCTTTCCGCAATCACCGATGAGATGACTCGTAAGTTCTTGACTAAGACTGCACGTAGTCAGCTTCAGGCGATTAAGTTCTATAGAGATCCGTTCGAACTTGTTCCCGTTAATTCTCTTGCTGATATTGCAGATAGATTCACCAGAAATGAGATCCTGTCTTCTAACGAGATTAGGGCCATTATTGGTTATAAGCCTGTTAATACGGAAGAGGCGAATGCTCTTATGAATAAGAACATTAAGAATCGGGAGCCGGGTACACAACCAAAGATCGACGGACCACCGCCAGATAGCGGAGGAGCAGCTGAAGATGCAGCATAGCGAAACAGGACGAGAAATCTACTCAAATGAATAAGAGAACATAACAGCCGTATTCACTTGACGCGATGAGAAGTCTGTAGAAATGCAGCATCATTCTAACGAAAGGAACGAATTCAAAATGAGTGTAAAACTTGGATACGATTTCGCTGGCTGGGCGGCAACGACTAATGTCATGTGCACAGACGGCACGATCATTCGTCCAGGGGCATTCAAAGATAACGATGGTGATCAGGTCACTATGGTTTGGCAGCACAATCACAAAGATATTGCAAACGTCCTTGGTCATGCTCTTCTTGAGGATTGTGGCGACGACGGTACCAGAATGTATGGATACATCAACAAGGATACCGAACAGGGACAGAATGCCCTTGCGATGATTCAGCATGGGGATATTCGGGCTATCTCAATCTTTGCCGATGGGTTGAAGAGACGCGGAAACGAGATCCTTCATGGTGATATTAAAGAAGTAAGCCTCGTTCTTGCCCCGGCAGATCCGGGAGCTTTTATCGACTACATCGCACACTCTGATGGAGAAGATTCGGATGAGGCAATTATCTACAATCTCGCTCCGATTGAGATTGCACATTCGGATGTAAAGGAGGAAGAGATGGAAGACGATAAGAATTTGGAACAGCAGGAGTTGGAACACGCTGACGATGAAGGAGATGAGATTCTTGGGAATCTTACGGATGACCAGATCGATTTCGTGAAAGCTCTCGTCGGCAAGGGGTATGAGAAGGGTCTTGAAGATGGAAGATCCGAAGTACAGCATGATGCAACTGAAGATGAAGGTAATGAAGGAGAAAATGTTATGAAGCATGACGTATTTGATGCGCCGCAGAGCAACACTTCTGTTCTTGCTCACAGCGACGGATGCACGATTATCAAAGATGCAAAGGAAAAGTATGGTTCTCTCCAGCAGGCTATGAAGGCCTACGGCGAGGCGAATGACACTGTGCTCCAGCACGATGCTACTGCGAGCGGTTTTGTACAGCCGCCGACAGCTGGTAATGTCACCATGCTGTTTCCGGATTACAAGGAGGTTCGCCCGGGTGCCCCAGAGCTTATCACCAATGATCAGGGCTGGGTTGATGTTGTTCTGAATAAGGTTCAGAAGAGTCCTATTTCCAGAGTTCGCACCAGCCATGTTGACATCAGAAACCTTGAGGCGCTTCGTGCCAAGGGTTATGTGAAGGGTAAGGAGAAGACCATTGCCGGCAATATCACTCTGGCGAGACGTGAGACCGATCCGCAGACTGTGTATGTCTCCAGCGCCCTGCACAAGGATGACATCACTGATATCACCGATTTCGATTATGTCGAGTACCTGTACAAGATCGATCGCCTGCAGCTGAATGAAGAGCTGGCGACGGCGATTATGCTTGGTGACGGCCGTGAGGATGGTGTCGACGGCAAGATCAATCCGGTTCACATCAGACCGATTTGGACAGATGACAATCTGTACACTATTCACAAGGATATCGACTTTGAGGCGGCTGCGGCTGAGCTTCAGGGTGAGGATGCCGATAAGCACTTCGGTCAGAACTTCATCTATGCTGAGGCGATGGTTAATGCCTGCCTGTACGCAAGAGAAGATTACAAGGGAACCGGCACTCCGGATATGTTCATCACTCCGCATATGCTGAACGTGATGCTCCTGGCTCGTGACTTCAATGGCCGCAGGATCTATTCCTCCAAGGCTGAGCTTGCGTCTTCCCTGAACGTTGGCAACATCTATACTGCTGAGCAGTTTGCCAACAAGACCAGAACCACTTCCCAGAACAAGACGAAGAAGCTCCTGGCTATCATCGTCAATCTGGCGGATTATCAGGTCGGTTCCACCAAGGGCGGCGAGGTTGCGCACTTCACCGATTTCGATCTGAAGTTCAACCAGATGCTTTCTCTGCTGGAGACCAGACTGTCCGGTGCTAACACCAGGCTGTATTCTGCGATCGCGATTGAGGAAGATGTTACGGAGTCTTCAAACCCTTAACTGGCTTATCCGTAACGGCGATCACTGACCCGACTATCGATCTGTTTGGATTGGATTGTGACGATCTGCAGGAAGATGTCGTGGTCGGTGATGATGCGATTACCGGTACTCTGAAGTATGTGGACGACTATAGTTCTGCTTTCTCAGGAGATGAGGCAAGCGGTAACTTCATTGCTCTGCATGCTGAGGTTCCGGATGTTGATGATGTGACCATCACGATAACAATTACTAATCCGTCTACGCTTGATGAAGATGGTTGCTACGTCGGTCGTATTGCGGATAAGGACTCGCAGACAATTACTGTGGTGGCGAGCAAGGATGGTTATGATGATGTAACCAAGGTATACGATCTGAGTGGTCTTACCTGTGCATCTGAATAACATATGAGGGAAATTCAAAATGGCAGGTAAATTGTGTACTACGATCGGTTTTGTAACTACGGTCGAGGATGCAGACAAGCCTGGCAAGTGGAAAAAACAGATTACGGAGAAACAACGCTACGTAGATGTTTTAAGCTTTTCCAGACGAAGGGACGGTGAAGACTCAGTCAATGGCGATTTCAGGATCAACAACAAGCTAAGCATTCTCATGGATCCCTTTGTTCAAGAGAATTTCCGTACAATTGCATACGTTGAAATCATGGGTACGAAATGGAAGATCAGTGATGCGACCATAGCGTACCCACGTTTAATCTTGACCGTTGGAGGGAAGTACAATGCATAGCAGACATACGCTTCACGAGGCCCTGGTCGAGGCACTCGGCTCAAATCATGTATATTTCCAACCACCGGAAGAGGTTGAAATGGAATACCCTGCGATTCGCTATCAATTGCAGGGATTAAGAGTGAAGAGAGCAAATGGTGGGCTGTACTTAAACGACCAATCATATGCTGTTACTGTTATAGATGAAGACCCAGATAGCGAGATTCCTTCAAGAGTGGAACTGATCCAATACTGCAGGTTCGATCGGTTTTACATTGCGGACAATCTCAACCACT